GTCGCGGGAATGATTCATCGTACCAAACTAAATGAGGAAAATGAACTACCTATTCATTGATCTAGAAACAACCGGCCTGTCTGTGGCTCAGGACAAGATTATTGAGGTAGGAATGGTGGTGACAAACCATCTTTTCGTTCCTGTAGACACATTTAACGTCGTCGTTCGCACAAAGGAGGATGATTGGGCACTTGTTCACGATACCGTGAACCAAATGCACATCGCAAACGGTTTGAGGGAGGAATCCTTCAATTCTGGCCTAGAAAACGACGATGCTGAGTTTCTGTGTATGCAATTCGTCAATTCCTGTAGGTGGCTTGGCCCGCAGCCGTATATGTGTGGTAATGGGGTCCATTTCGACCGCAAGTTCCTTGATAAGTATATGCCGAACTTGCATGACCTGTTCCACTACCGAAACTTCGATGTTTCGACATTGAAGCAGATGGTAATGGCGGTGCTCCCTGGGTATGAGTTTTTACCTAGTAACGGGACTCACCGAGCGATTCCGGACTGTTTGGAAGCAGCCGCCATTGCGGGTGATATCTTGGAGTATTTCGCTGACTGTTTGCGCTTAGAAGACGCAAAGCGTAGTCTCATCAACAGATTGGTGAGGCCGGACAGCGCATAGCACCATCTACGGGGGCGGGAATGAATGCGTCGGCACGCTTCCTCCGGTACATGAATTTCCCGCCCCCAACCAAAGAAAGGAAGAGAAATTCCTTGACAAGAACATATGGAAGCATTATAGTAACACCTGACCCGCCCTGCATATCACGCAGACAAAAGGAGAAACGGAAATGGGAAAGTGGGGTGCGGACGAGTTCCTTGTGAGCCTTGATTTCAAGTCTCACGGTGCTCTGTTCGACGCAATCAAGTCTCTCAACTCGAAGGCCAAGCAGGCTTTCTACGGTGCAGCCCTAAAGCGGGGCTACATTGCACAGAAGACCTGGAATGGCTGTGCTTTCAATGCCGGCGGGGATTTCATCGGCCACGATAATGTGGGTTCGATCCAAATTGCTGCTGAGAAGTTCGGTCTGACGACTTACGTTGTGGGCCGCTTCATCGAGGCGTGGGATAACTTCCAATCGCCTGATGAGAAGACTCCCACGGAGCATCTGATGGAAATGATCGAGAAGATCGGTCTTTTCACAGATAATCCGTCTGTTCGGATCACGACCTATCAGTATCGAGTCTATACCTCTCAGGAGACTCAGATGATCGAGGAACTTCGCCGTGAGATTGAGTCCGGTGAGTTCCTTGAAGGAATGCAGGAGGCAGAGGACCTGCTGACTGTGTAGGATCTGAGGGGGAGTGTTTGGTTCGCCCGGTGTATTCCACCAAATACCCCACCCGGCATTCCCCCTCAGAGCAATACTAGTATAATTATTGAGAAAAACCCACAGGAGGACCGAAGGTGTCCATCAGTTTAGTTATTCCTCAGCCCGAGGAACCAATTGACACCGCTCTCGTTGTATCGTACTCGCAGGTGAACGCCTGGCAGAAATGCCACAAGTTCTGGCAACACGCATACCTGGAAGGGCTTTCACCTGCGACTACGCCAAGTTATCTCAGGCTCGGAACGTTCATTCATGTGCTGTTGGAAATCTATTACAGCCACATGCAGAAGCGAGTGCCGCCTGAGCAAATCCGTGAACTCGTTGCGACATATGCAACCGAACAACTAACAGTCTCCGTTCAGGCCCATGACCTTGGGATCGTTACCCAGGCTCTTAGGCTCGTTCTGCGTTACATCGACGATGTTGCACCGATTTTTGATAAGGGTGCGAAGATCGAGGGCGTGGAATACCACTTCAAGAAGGAATTGTATAGCCCGCAGGGACGTAAGTTCTGGCTACAAGGTTATGTCGATCTGATCCTGTCAATCGAAGGCAATCGTTGGATCATCGACCACAAGTCCACCAACAATAAAATCTGGTCGCAGACACAGATGATGATGGACGGACAACTAACGACCTACAGCGCAGTAATCCCGAACATTTTTGGCGTGGGAATCAACTTCTTTAACACCTACGACTATAAGAACTGGTGGTCGGAACCGATCGAGAAACTGTACGTGCGGCGGGAAACTCACCGCACGGAAACAGAGAAGGCGAGTATTCTCCACAACTTCGGCGTCATCGTGGATGATATCGAAGACCGCAAACTCACCGGGAACTTTCCGTTCTCACTTACGAAGGACTGTGCTCGTTGTCCCTTCAACGAACTCTGCACAATGGAATTGAAAGGATTCAAGCAACGAGACTTGGACGACTACGCTCAAACAGTGTTCATCAAGAAAGATGCCAGCGGGGTTCCGAGAGAGGAATTCCTGCAAGATGACTTGGAGTGAGCCGATCAAACTCGACCTTTCAAATGTTGCACGCGACAGAATTCGTCGGAAGGAAGCATACCCTGTGAGGCTCCGTAAGGTAAAGTCCGTGGTAATCGAATTCGAGGATGGCGCCACGGAATCATTCCAGCCGCCTGAGGGTGCTGGATTCTTCCGTGAGAGATATACCTGGGAGCAAGAGGAACGAACACATAAGGTAACAGCGAGACTGGATATCTTCGAAGTGTTCTGGGCAGAAAGGACAACCCCGTAGTGGGTCTGCTAGAGACAGCCAAACCATTCGGTGAGAAAACCCATAAGTTCAATATCTGCTTGTATGGTGAACCTGGAATCGGTAAGTCCGTACTTGCAGCCAAGGCTCCCGGTGCTGTAGTTCTCCAATGTGAACGCAACGCTGCGCTTCCATTTGTGCTTCACGAAGCGACTAAAGGTGTTCCAGTAATGCAACTGGATAATGCCCAGCAGGCAATGGATCTGTATTGGGAGATTCGTAAAGCCAAGTGGGACGAGTCTCAAACGATCGTGATTGATACTGCTAGCGAACTACAGCAGCGCCATTTGCGTGAGACTTGGAAGACAGAGGAAGCAAAGGGTAAGCGGCCCGATGGAATCGCTATCCAAAAGGACTACCTCGTCAACACTGAGTTCATGCGGGACGTGTTTGTTTCGTTCTGCGATCTTCCGTGCAATGTCATCTTCATCTGTCATGAAATCTCGGACAAGGATGAAATGGCAAACACAAGCGTAACCCGCCCATCGTTCACTCCGAAGTTGGGTGCGACGATGTTCGCTTACGTAGACCTGATGGTTTACATGTTTGCGGACATCAATATCAAGGGAGAAATGAAGCGTATGGCTCGCTCGTCTCCCACTCGATCAATCAAAGCGAAGGACCGTCTCGGTCTTCCGCAATTGTTCGAGGCCGATCAGTTGTGGGAACTCGTACTCAACAATTGACGGCCACGAAACCGGAAGGCATAATGCCTTCCACACCAACAGGTAGGCCCGAAGTGGCCGGAAGGGAAGCGTAATGGCACTCGAACTTTCATTCGGTGATGTTCAGCCGAACGAACCAGTTCCCGAGGGTATCTACATCGTTTCGGTTGACGATGTGGCTATCGAAGATAGCAAGGCAACCCAAGGCAACAAGAACCTTGTGCTCACTCTCCGAGTTGTCGGTCCCGATGATGTGGAGGAAGCACTTGGTCGGAAGATCAAGGAAATTATTTCTCTGGCTCATGCTGCCCGCTGGAAGGTTCAGTTGGTGCTGGAAGCCCTGACCGGAATGGAATGGCGTGGGGACGATATGAAACTGGACCCGAGGGATCTCATCAATCTCACGGCCAAGGTCGTCGTCTTCCACAACGAGGGCAAGGATGGTCGAGTCTTTGCCAACGTGAAGTCCTGGCATCCAGCCAATAGCTAGATCGTGGGGGAGGATCAAGCGCTGTAGTTACACCATAACCTCGCCGCAACTTGGTTATCCCGTTCCTACAACTAGATCCTCCCCCACCTAAACCGAAACGGGGGCTAGTGTACGCTCTAGAGAGTTTCGTGGACACCCTCTATAACGGTCTGGAGGGATACGTCTACGGTGCCACAATGCATGAGAAGATTTGGGACCAACGATTCTTCCGTTGGCCCGAAGACCGTTCCAAGATTGTTCATTGGATAGTTACCGCTGGCGAGAAACGCAATGTTTATCTTGCTCCGTCCATCTTCTCGGCGCCGAATTCTCGTAAGGAGAATTGGAAGGCGACCAATGTAGTGTGGGCTGAGATTGATGGGAAGTATCCTTCCTTCGATGCAGCGGAACTACCACCACCCTCAATGATTATCCAGTCAGGTTTGCCCAATCACTTGCATGTGTATTGGAAGATCGAACCGACTACCGACTACACAATCGTCGAAGAAATCAACCGCCAACTCATTGTCCTGATGGATGCTGATGCGAGCGGATATGATTGTAACCAAGTTCTCCGTCCCCCGCTCACTTGGAATTTTAAGCGGGATCTTCCTGTGCTGCCGATCATCGTTGACCTTGATGGTAAGGCGCCAGTATTTCCAACTGAGTATTTCAAGAGATTTCCGCCGGCACCCAAACTCATTGCCGTACCTGACCTGACCGCCGGTGGATTGATCCCTGTAGGATCTATCTTAGAGAAATACGGAATCTCCGAGGAATGGTTTAGAGATTTCTATCAGAAGGCTGAGAAAGGTGATCGCTCAACTGTTCTTATGTGGCTTGGCTATCGCTTAGCCGAAGTCAACATGGAGCCTGATGAAATGATGAGTCTGCTCTATGAGGCAGATGAGTTCATTGGGAAATTCCGCGATCGCCAAGACCGATGGGTGCGCCTACAGCAGATCGTTTCGATTGCTAAGAACAAGCACCCTACGGGTATTCTTCCTGGCTTCACCCTCATCCAGGTCCAAGAGCCCAATCCATTTACATTCGTGGATGCTTACGATCTTGGCGAAGAAACCATTGAAGTCAATTTCGTATGGGACAAGTTGCTGACAGACCAGGGTTTGCTCATTGTTTCAGGAGCGCCGGGTGTTGGCAAATCTCAATTCACAATGGATGCTATCGCTCACATGAAGATGGGCGAGCCTTATTTGGGTCTAGATATGAGCAGCCAGAAAGTCGGTTACCTATCACTGGAAATGGGAAAGGCGGCGCTACATAACATCATCAACAAGCAACGTACTAAGTGGGGAGAGAAGTGGAAGGAAGCAGGACGATTTCCAATCATGCCAGTTGGTGAGCCTGTTGATCTGACGATCGTCAGTAATCAGGTAGCACTTGCAAAGCAGATTGAGAAAGAAGGTCTAAATGGCATCGCAATCGACGCCTTGTCAAGCACAACCCTGGAAGCGTTATCAGACGAGAAAGTTGCCAAGTCGGTACTTGGATGGATTGCCCATCTACGGCAGAATTTGGGTGTATTCGTATGGCTCGTTCATCATAATCGCAAAGCAACAGCAGGAAATGAGCGACCTACCCGACTTGCTGATGTTCACGGAGCCGTATACATTGCAGGGCAGGCGGACTCGATTCTCATTCTGTGGAAGGATGAGAAGGGGAACCTGGAACTCATCCCCGTGAAGTCTCGAATGTCTGAATTGGATAACGGCAACAACATCTATACCCTGACCCGCGAATCGAACCTCACCTTCACATTCGGCGCGAAAGAAACTCCGCCAACTAAGGTAGATGGTGCAGGACCTGGTGGAAAGATTAACTTGTGATTGTTCAAACGGAAGCAGACATAGAGGAACTCAGAAACGCCTGTCTTTTCTCACCCTACGTAGCCGTTGATACGGAAACGAATTTCACCGACCAACATCATAAGCGATTCCTGGTTGGTATCTCGATTTGTACGGCGAAGGAAGAACTGTTCTATATCCCTGTAGGTCATCAAATGGATGGCGTGTTACCGTTCGGTAACTTACAGGCAAATGTTCCCAACTGGGTGGGAATTATGGAACAGATCAAATGTCCTGAGTGGATCTTCCATAATGCTAAGTTCGACTTGACCGTACTGGAACTGGCTGGATTTAAATGCCAACCTGAACAGATATGGGACACGCTCATTATGTCCCACCTGATCGACGAGAACCCGCCTCATGGTCTAAAGCAACTCGGGAAGATTCTTTTGAAAATGGAAGAGGCTCCCGAACTGGCGAAGCAGATCAGGAGCCTCTCGAAGTTGTACGGATGGGAAGGAATTCATCCTGCCGCAATGGCGATGTATGCGGAACAAGACGCACTAATGACTATGCGGCTGTTTCACTTCCTGTTGCCCTTACTACGTGGGCAGGATTTGTTCGAGGTCTACAGTGTGGACATTCGATACATGGAATTCCTGCGGCAGATCGAACTTCGTGGAGTGCTTCTGAATCAAGAGAAAGCACGCCAGCGTTCCAAAGAGTCAGTATCTCGGATGGCTCAAATCCGTCATGAAGTAGGTTTCGAGCCAAACCGTCTGATTCTGCTCCGTGATAAGTTGTACGGACCACCGCCAGAAGGTCTCGGATTAGTTCCTTCATCACGTACTCCTTCGGGAAAGATACAAATTAACGAGGCCGTGCTCGAAGGCATCAACCATCCCCTCGCCGGCCTTGTCTTGGAGTATAGAGGACTGACCAAGGCTACGTCAACATGGTATGACGGGTTCCTGCAAAAAACCGATCTAGCAGGGCGTTTACACCCTACCTTTAACCAGACCGGGACGGTGACCGGGCGCCTGTCGTGCTCCAACCCCAACCTACAGCAAATCCCCCGGGAATTTGACCGAGTTAAGAGTCTATTCATGGCACCGGAAGGATTCGAATTGTGGGAATTTGATTTCTCACAGATCGAACTTCGTTTGGCGGCGGTGTATGCACAGGAGGAAAGTCTCCTTGAAGCATTCCGCACAGGTAAAGATATTCACCAACAAGTTGCGGACGAGTTGGGAATCTCCCGCTATGCAGCGAAGACGATCAACTTTGCTATACTGTATGGCGCTGGTGTTAGAAAGTTGGCAGAGCAACTTGGAACGTCTGTTCAGAAGGCTTTCGGTTTTCTGGACAACTACAAGAAGACGTATCCGAAACTTACGCAAGTAGCCCTACAGGCTAACAACGCTGCCGAACAGAATCACTACGTCAAGATGTGGACTGGCAGACGACGCCACTTTCGTTTCCCGAGTGAGCATCATAAGGCTTTCAACTCAGTTATCCAAGGTGGTGCGTTTGAGATTGTTAAGCGGGCCGGTTTGAATTTGTGGGATAGCGACTACCAGGTCGTTAACCAAGTGCATGACTCATACTGGCTCGAATTACCCGCTCATGTAACGAGTGCAGAAGTAGAATACATCTGTGAACTAATGAGTGAGTGGACCATCGAAATGTTCGAACTCGAATTCGTCGTAGATCCAAAGAGACTCTACGGATGAGGCTCTGCGAAAAATTCTGGGGGAACCCTACAGAGTTCCGAACAAATCACATGTGCTACGAAGAAAAGAATCACGAAGGCGACCACGTTTGTATCTGTGGCGAACGACTAGAACAGGAACCCGCAAATGAAATACGATGACCTGATCGAAGGCGATGAACTAGCGCACAATATTCATTGGGCGAAAGTTTACATCGCCTGTCAGATCGACAGAGCAAAAGTTGCTGTTCACCGCTGGCAGCCAAAGCCAATGCCAGAGGGTTGGGATGGCCGTTCGTGAAGATATTTGCTTGCGACCCAGGAGAATCTATCGGCTGGGGACGAATTCTCTTTGATGAAGATTCAAAGAGAATGTCCATCCTGGGGACTGGTGTTGAGAAGATTGGTTCTCAGCCGACGAAGACGTGTGAGTTCTTTCGAGAGCAGACCGAAGATTCAGATCTATTTGTGGTCGAGAATTATATCGTGAATCCGAAGGTCTACGGTCATACTCACCAGGGCGACTCAGGTTTTGCGCTTCGGCAAATAGGAATGCTCCAGATGAGGGCGGTGGAGTTGTCCAAACAGATTGTGTTACAGATGCCGACAGTGAAGCCGCCGGGGTATGGATTTCTGGGACGGAAATATGTACGGGGAAAGAAAGAACAACACGGATGGGATGCGCTGGCTCATGCGACGTATTATCTTGTGACTGTGCATGGGATGCAGCCGCTCTCTCACTAGCCGCTAAGTAAAGCGAAATGAACTTTCGTTCTTCCTGTGTTGTCCCGCCCCAAATTCCTTCACAGTCATGGAGTACGGCGAAGTCTAAGCATTGTCGGCGTACCGAACATCCCCGGCATATCTTTTTCGCCTGCTCTACACGTTTTAAGAAGCGGCTTTTTACGAAGAACAAGTCTTTAGGGTGCTCGGAACATGCTGCTTCTAGTTGCCATTCCATTCCGTTAACTAGAAGCATACGTCTAATACGGGTAGAAGTAATTTGGGTGCCCTCCAAGCAAAAATCCGGGGTCCGGGAATTCTTGCCGCCCTCCGACCACGTTACACAGTGCAGGTGACCGAATCAATGCCCTTCTTATTGGTGCCTAGAATGCTACGTACTGAGTGGTAACCGAAATCCAGTGTGCTTGTGCGGTGAGCACGAAGCCCCTCAGAGGCCACTCAGAGCCCCTCTCCGGGTCGAACACCTGTTCGTCCCCCGGGAGAATTTCTTGCAAACACGGTGAAATACTACGGCATCAATGCGTTATTACAGCAATAGTAGCGCATATCAGCAATTGTCCCAGCCGGAGCGCCACGAGAAAGTAACCACTGACGTTCTTCATCTGCGAGAGTTCCAGGTACGGCAGCGTTATAACCAATCTCAATGTCAGAGATTGTGGCGGCGTTGATATTTACTGCTGACATTCCTCGAACCTTGTCCCCCCACAACACCTTAAGTCCAGAGTTGAATGTTTTAGAAGGGATTGCTAGTCCAGTTGCACGATTGGCGAGATATTCAGCGTATGTTGTCATTTCTTAAGACCTGCCATCTGCCAAGCCATTGCATAGGCTGTGGTTGCATTCCAATTCCCGCCAACCTGCTGACCTGACGCTAGGTCAACAACCTTGTAACCGTTCTTGACCTTACGAACTTCGTAACCAAGAGATTCGAGTTTCTTATTTGCTTGCGCCAACTGAACGTCCAGAGGATCCTTTTGCCGCTGTAGTTCGCTGGATTGTACCTTGTCAGTAACGTTTGTAATGTCACCACCCAAGAGTGATGCGATCCGTTCTGCGTTCGTTTGTTCCTTACCACGCAAGTTTACACCAGTTGCGATACCAACCTGATTGGACAACGGAATCTGATGCGAAAGGTATTCAGGGATCGTCTTAAACTCACGGTTTGTGAGCAACTCTCGTTTAGATCCGAGTTCGAATGGTGCTCGAATGGCAGGATGCAACGAGGCTGCCTGGTTACGAATGAAATCGGTAAACGATTGTTGGCCAAATGTCTGCTTCCATTGAGCAAGCGGAGTATTATCCTGCAGAACCATAGGCTCTTTATCGGTTCCACCGATCCGCATGAAAGCAGCATCACGAAGCCACCAAGGATATTCCACCTTGTATTGACCATCTTCGTTCGGCTGCCCACCACCAAACAACTGATCTACAGCGGATTGAGTTTTCCTCACCGCACTCACACGCCCAGGCTTCGTAACCATTGCTTCTGCAATCAATGGAATCGACTTCCGCTGCCAAGCGTAAAACGGAATGATTTTCTTCAAGTAATTCCGCTCGAATGGAGTGAAGGCGCTATAGTCGATGTTCCACTTCGAGACTCTTTCACCTGCCGCTGTAGCAGCATCTTGAAGACGCTTTCCTACAGTGGACAACCCAAGGTCTTCCATACTGGGATTCTTCTTAAGGAATCCCACCACTTCTTTGAGTGTACCGCGGGACTTAAGTTCACTATCAAGGGCGTGAAGGAAGTGAGCAGCACGACCGAAGTCTTCTCTATGCTGGAATCCTCTACCCGCCCACTTACCCAATCTTCCGGTAAGATCACTATTAACGTCGGCGCGAAGAAATCCTGCGCCAGAACTGTAGCGGTCATACAATTCCTTAAGAAGTTTCTTATCTACTTCCTGACCACCGATTCGGATAGTACCTGTAGTATCCCGCAGAACCTTTGCAGCCTTCTTGTACCAGATAGGATTCTGAACCCCATCAAAGAAGTTCATAATCATATCTCCGAAGGTGTTGTTCACCCAGTTTCGAGGACTATAAACGGTAGCGGTTCGCTTGTACCAGTTAGTGAAGCGGTCCGCCATTCTCATCAACCGATTCAGGTCTTCGTGGTTACCCGATTCGAGCATCTTGTTGATCTTCTTGGCTGTGTTCTTGATTTCTGGGTGCATATACATACCTTCACCCAATTGGCCAAGGGCTTCTCGATCCGCAGGCTTCATGAATTCGCTAGCGTCAACGAACCCGCGCTTCTTAAAACCTTCGGCAGCGTCCTTAGATGCCCGAATACCGTAGTTATCCAAAAGAGACAGGTGGTAATTGCGTCGAATGATTTTTCGGCCTACGTCAGCGTCATACATCTTGAAGGCGTCATCCACCAAGTCATAAGGCTTGAATCCCTGACCCTTGGCGGCTTCAAGTGTGTGCTCAGTGAGTTGCGTGACATTACCATTTCGCAAAGCGGTCTTTCGACCTTTCTTCCACGTCTTAATGGCGTCTTTAGAACCCGAGCGCATGTAGACAGGAACGTAGTTAGCGGCTTGCTTATTCGCTTCGTAGATTCCAGTGTCTTCAAGATCGAGGAACTTCTCTTTACGATAGTTATCGAACCAGTCGTAAATTTCTCCAAGATCCTTGCCACCGTCCATACCCTCAGAGCGAACACCGCGCTCCAAATCCTTAAGAACTTGCTTCCGCCCATCCTTGGAAACACCCTTAACGAGATTATCTACTTTCTTGGAGAAGATTTCGTGCTGGCGAATCCCATAGGACTCAGCCAAGCGACGCAAACGGTTTGTCATTCCAGGGAAATGGTCACCGATCTGAAATGCGTGCTTAAGAGCACGGACAGGATACAGTTTATTAGCGCCCGCACCTGCATACTGGAATGGAACGTAAGCAGCCCGGCCAATCTTGCTGCCAATCTTACCACCGAGCACATCTTTACCTGCAACTCGGACAGCAAATCGGCGCTTATTGCCCTGTATAATACCCTTCTCAACTGCATTACGAACTTCATCCGTCAAATCAAGCGAGAGATTCTTCATACGCTCCGCACGCTGAGCATACGGCATAGCGTGACCTGTCTTCACGAACAAATCTCTGGCTTCTTCTTCAACCTGACGAACAACTTGTTTCTGAATAGACTTCTTCGTAACTTGCTGTCGGGTAACCTTCATCGCCAATGTTTTTGCTTCAGCCGACGTGAGCGACTTAACACCTTTCGCAACTGTTCCGCCACGTTCTGTCATCTGAATGCCAGTTTCAATGGCCTTTGCAATAGTGGGCGCGTGTTCACCCAAAGCAGCCACACCCTTAAGAGCAGCAGCCTTTCCTACCGCTGTAGTTCCTCCAGAAACATATGTGAATGGATCAAGAACAACGTCACCGACCAAACCACCACCAGAAATCAGCGCAGATTTTTGCCAGCCGCCGGACATACCACCAAGTAACTCAGGCTTTCGGAGAATATCACCTGTAGTTTCTACCTTCTCTTTCTTGAAGGTAGCACCCGCAGCACGCTTCATAACGTTCTCGTAAATGGATCCACCCTCTAGTTGAGGATCGATCAATTCACTAATACCGGACGTTACCCCGTAAAGGGGTCGGCTAACAACATCCAAACCGGTTCCAAGCGCAGCACCGACTCCATGCAAAGCGGTGTCTCCGAATGAACCGACATTCTCTGCAATATCATCCCACCAGTGTCGGCCCTTGTTCCGATCAGTTTGAACGCCCGCCAGTTTCGCCCGCTCCGTCTCAATTTGAGACCGGACAAGATCAGAACCTTCCAATTTGTCCGTGACTCTACTAACCGAACCGTCATCCTCACTACTACTAGTCTTATGACCCTTAAGTGATAGTTGATTGTACCTATCAAACCAAGGAGCGTCTTTCAATTGCTGTGCGGTCAAGTACGATCTAGGAGTTTGACCGTGCTTAGCACGAAGCACATTAACAGGATCGTAGTGACTCTTCCACAATTCTGCAATAATGGCATCGGCAGCGTCAGTAGAAACTTGGGGTGCTTGGGGCATAGTCAATTCCTACTTGTAAGTGACGGTACTAGCCATTCTAGGCCCGCCTGTAGGTCCACCAGCATAGAAGATATCCTGTGCAAGTTGACGAAGCCTCGCAATTTGCGCCGAAGTTTGGGGAGAAACTTGACTAGAGACACGAGGATTAAGGTTCCCCGAAGCAGATCCTTCAAGTTTCCTAGCCTGCGCCAAAAGATCCGCAGAAGGTTTATAGTCTGCCATTCCGACGTCCCGCAATTCTGGATACAGCCGATACATTTCAGCCATTGCATCATTAGTGCTCGTAGATTTCTGTCCGGCCTTTGTAGAACCAGATCCACCACCAGATCCACCGCCACCACGACCGCCACCACTACGACGACGTGCAGCAGCAGCCGCAGCCGCTTGTTGTGCTTGCAATCTCTGGAGTTTTGCATTCGCAATCGTATCCAGAAGCGTAGCCTGGGAAGTTGCTTCTGCTCCCCGAGCAGATGCAATTCGATCTACAAGGAAGTCATAGTAATTGCTGCGAATGATATCGTTGGTGCTCATTGAATTCGCCTGGGCGGCTGAATTCAGAGCCTTCAATCTTTCATTCTGTTGGAACCAATCCTGAACAGCCGACCCTTGGGTAGCCTCTTGTAGACCCATTCTCTGAGCATATTCTGCTAGAGCATTTTTGGAAGCATCATTCATTCCAGAAGCAAGACTTTGAGCATCTGCATACTGAGCCTTAATGCGATCAGCAATTTCCTGTGAACGCTTCTTGTATTGTTCAGCGTCCGCACCGAGAGCAGTTTCTAGACCCCCGTAAGCGCCAGTAAGGTAACCGGCATATTCCTTTTGGAGCGTATCCAAAGGATCAACAGGAGGACCAGCAGGAACTTGTTGCGTAATACGACGAACTACAGCGGCTTTGGAAGGGCCAGACTTCTTAGCAGATGGTGCCGATTTCGCTTTTGGGCTAGACGGGTGTGTGTCTTGAAGCATTCCAGGTGAAACGAGTTTCATCACATCCTGAAATGGCTTCAACGCATCAGCATTAGCCTGCCCGGGAGGCTTGTAGACTGAAATTGGAGGTGGCTTAATTCCAACCTGAGCCTTGAATTTGTTCATACCTTGCGAGATAGACTTCGGCCTATACGGCTGGAGTTTAGGATATCCCGTAGACATAACCTGGGGATTCCCGAAACTTACATTACCACCGGGGCTAACGAAAAAAGACATTAGACGTTCGTCACCCCTCCCGTTGTCGGTCGGTATCCAGTTACGCCAGAACTGGTTCTAACCGCCTTTTGCTGAACAGGAGATTTAATAGCCACCTGTGTCTTCTTAGGGGTTGTGGCTGTAGGATGAGTAACTGTCTTCGTGACAGTCTTCATCGGAGTCGTTACTGGCTGACCAATTGCAGATTGGGCGGCTGCTTGGGATTGCTGTTGGAGCCAATCTTGTAACTGCTTCGTATAATCCGCTTCATACGCCGATCGGCCAGAAAGAAGGGAATTGATAGCCTCATTACGAGCCGTCCCGACATCTTCCAATCCCCGAGTCTTAGCCGTATTGAGAGTTTGAAGTCGATTGGCATAGTCCTGGCCAAGTTGCGCCCTCCTTCTAATTGCGGCGCCAGAGAATCCAAGTCCTCTGTCAGCCAAGTCGTTACCAAGAATTCTCGAATCACGCTTCTGAGCCTGATTCATCAGCGAAAGGTTGTTTTCATAATCTTGTCCTGCTCTTGCTTCCTGTAGATCAAGAGCACCATACTTACCCGTAGCAGTACGGTACAAATTCCTGATCTGATCGTCGAAAGCAGGGCCGCCACCGAAAGCAACCAGTTTCTTTGGATCGATCCCAAGGCGTGAAATAATAGCCGTCCGCAATGCGACGGGATCTTTCATCAAAGCAGGATCAAGGGGGGTAGCCATCAGAGTAGGAGCCATCCAATCGCAACAACAGTAAGTCCCGCAGCGAGAAGGATCTGGTCGACAGAATCCCTAGGGGCCATAACTCTCAGGATAAACACAACTCCAAAGAGAATAGCACCGACCAGGAACATGATGTCTGCCCAGTCAACTTCACCGTGAACAATATCGGCCAGTAACATTCTACCTCCAAGGAAGATACATGCTGAGTATCAACATGCCCGCCTTCTGGTTTCTGATTGAAATGTTCGGCCTGTTTCTGATGCTGATTGTTGCTGGTGTGGCAATCAGAAATGCCATTCGAGATTGGTGGTACGATCGAGAACTCTAGATAGCCCTTCGAGTACCCCTATTAGGTGATCGGTGAATCGGACCAACAGAACTAGTCTGAGCACGACGTGATCGAACAAATTGATTAGCGGCCCGTTGATCCCTCTTATCACCCAAGGACCGATCATCATTCGCCGCACCAAATCGACGCATGATTGCCGCCTTGGTAGGCTGACTCTTGTTTTGCCTCATCCCCTCTCCCTAAATTAATCTAAGTCGGCGTCCAATGGCTGCACGCTTGGGCTGTGCTCGTTTAGGAGTTCCTCTTTGCATAGCCCTTTTAGCGTAGACTTCCTTCTTAACAGGACTCAACGCATCGTTAACGTTAGTCCAAGGCTTAGGCTCTAATGACTTAGGGGCCATTCTGGTTCCTCCGTAAACGTTTTTACCCCGAGCCGCAATTCCTCTGGAACCCCGAGCGTCCGCTAGACCTAAGAGACTCTTGTGGAATGTCGTTCGGTTCATGGTCCCTTGCCCTCGTTGAAAACACGATACAAAGACCTACAGCGGCAAACCAGCATTGAACAAATTATGGCGGAGTAGGACCAAGATCCTGAATATAGGACCACATTGTATCGTTATAGAACGTAATCGTTACGGCTGCATTTGACCGGCCATCAACTCCAACAGTAAGAGCACCGGAAGCAGTAACAGTAAACAACGTTTCGATTTGTCCGCCGTTAAACTGACCAGTAGCAGCATACAAATACGTGTCGAGATTAAGCGTATTTGCAACACCTGCAACTGCATGAGTAAATCTCATTGCTGTAGTGCCGGAGGCAGCATACAGCGCACGAATACCGCAGACGAGTCGATACTGTCTTCCTGTCTCCAAGTTTACGCTTGGAAGCGTAAACAACCTAGTGGCGGTTGTCGTAATGGATGCACCTGCTAAAGTACCGACAACCCTAGTTAGAATTCCCCGAGGTCTAGCATCGACATACTGCTTTGTTACTGCATGAAGCGCACTCGTAGGATCAGCGTTCAACGTAAGAAAGCCGGTCATAGTGTCTCCGGCGTCCTTAACGTATTGCGTGTGATCGTCACCAGTCGTTAGTCCTGTGAGTGCTGAGTGAGCAGTAATTCCACCGGCGACAGTTTGCCAGGTAGCATCATCACGGAGAAATTTACCTGATGCGGGATTCGGAGCCGGAACAACACCTTTCACTGTTCCCGAGAAAACATTGACGTCCAATGTTCTGTCGGCAGTTAAATTTCCGCCACCCGTCAATGGAGCGGTAGTATTGATTGCTCTCGTATTCTGAACAGCGTTCGGAGCATTCGGGGCGGCAATAGTAAGAGTACCGTTACCATTATCGGTAACTGTAATTCCTGCACCAGCCAGAATTTCTGCTAGCCTAAGATAGACAGCATGAGGATCAGCAGCAGCGGCATGAGCCGCAACCGCAGTAGAAGCAGCACCCGCAGCATCATAAGCGGCATTTCCCTCAGCGGGGGTAAGAAATAGCGCATCCCCTCTGGCATTCGTTAGATACTGTGGGTGATCGTCGTCGGCAAGTCCAGTTAAAGCGCCATGATCTGTAACACCACCGGAACCGCCTGAGCCTACGTGAACATGATCGACTCTTGCAAATTTTTCCGATTTTCCAGCGGACGCTACGGCACCCGTAGGCTGAACCTCATCATCATTCGGGATCAAAAAGGCTTCCCCAAATGTATGACGTTCAGGCGTATCGTGATGTTTAACGTCGATAGGTTCGCCCATGTTATCTAGAGCGAACTTACTCTTATCAGGAACCTCAGCCATCAGCGGGGACTTTCAGCCAGTTGCCTCTTAAGGTGCATGATGAAGTGTAGGAAGTGGATAGTGAAGAACTGAGCATCAGATTCCGTCATAGATAATTGGAACGTACGGAAGTATCCCGTACCAGGAATCTTGAAAGCACCCAGGTTCGTAACCGTGAATGGATCAAACGAGAACGACTCCCGCTGGATACCATCTACCGTATACCAAAATGTAGGCGTGCTACCTGGACTAGAGAAGCCCACTGTATTTCCAGCCCCTGAATCAAATCTGGAAGCCTGTAGTCCAACCATAGCGTACTTCAAACGCTTCACTCGACTGATATTGCCGATGTTGTATCTCTTTGTAGCAAATGAAGTAACTACGGGAACTGAGTTCATGTGAGCGGGTGCTGCGGTTACATAGTGGGTATCGTCTTTCCAGTACGTTATTTCCTGCTGGCGTTGGAAAAGACGATCAATTCCACCTTGCATGAAGACTGGACTACCTTGATTTCGTCCTGCCTTGGGTCTTGTCAGTCCACCGATAACATCAATCGGAAAGATTTCCTCAGACCATGCATCAGCCGCTAAACTGTAGGAGAAGAAATACGACCTTCGTAATCCCAGTGTGGCATCTGAGTATGTTTGCATGTGGAGTTGCCCACCCGACTCATCTGGAATTTCACCTCCTCCACCTGTTTGAAGACGAACTTTCAAATGACCTTCGTTATAAGCAATCCAATCGGTTTCATCAAATGCCCAATCAATAGATCGTCCGATCCAGGCATTTGAAATTGGCTTACTCAGTTCTGAGAAGGCATTGCCATCCGTTCTCCACACACCATCTGCGGCGATAAAATAGATAAGATCGTTCACGGTAACAATAGATTCTGTCGAGATAGCGCCTCTAGTCGAAGTTAAAAGACGAGTCGCTGAGATAGGAAAATCGTTGCCTTGGAGATACATATTCCAAATTGAGAACTTTTTAAACACGATGATGCGATCCGAATACGGAACGAGATTCGTAATCACATCACCCATATTAGGATCGACAATGTTGATATTATCAGGCTGCCAATCCTCAAAGTTGTAGGACTCCGAGAATTTAATCGTATTGGAGAGAGCATTTCCAATATCTGGATTCGGCTCTACAACCCACAGACGACCCTTGAAGTTAACAAACACTTCGACCTTAGGCGCTCCTGCTACTGCGGACGCAGTTGGATTGATTGCAGGAGTTGCCTTATAGATCCCTCCGTTGTTCCGGCAAAGAAAGTACCAAACATCATTGAAAGACGTCATGCCCACACAGTACGTGCCATCTGGAATTCCGGCTACCTTCGTCCAGTTGATACCAATTGCAGGAGCCTGGACGTAATAGGGTTGACCAGCAACTGTGCAAAATTGAAGAGTGTTATCCGGTGGAGCAGGAAATGAACCCAGGTATTTTATTTCCTTGCCATTAGTCCATCCACCCACGTTGGTAAAATCCGTGACCAACTGTAGACCAGTACGCTTCTTCAATTCGGCTTGATCGCCAAATTCAAAATTGGTCAGCCCACAAAACTCTGCATCATCAATCAAATCTGAACGCGTGAATGTGTTCAGACCCTTAAACTTGGCAATCTCCATATTGTCTTCGCGGGGGACTACCATTACCAATTATCTCCTGCATAGTCACGGATAACGGGGTACTGATCTTTGTACGGACTGAAAGCCTCAGAACGTGACTGAACCATACGGTTCGCAAGGTCGGTTCCCATTGCATTTGCCTGTTCAACATCCTCATTTAGTTCCCGAGCACGCATGAGAGCGTACCGAACTAAATCCTCGTGCATATACAACGGGATTTGCAACTGATCCGTGATCTGTGTGAGTGGTTCAGGAGAACACACATACCACAATTTGAGCGCCTTCGGAACTGCTTTCGATCCTACAGGCCAGGGATAAACAGAGCCACCCCAAAAATAATAGAGCGAGACCTTCTGATCGCTCACAGATTGTGGATCGCCAATGTATTGATCCAAATCCATGAGCGTCGTCTTCTGTAGATTAATAGTACTCGTACCATCATTCCACGTCACACGCTTTTCGAGAATGAAATCGGCGGGTAGAACAAATCCGTTCGAGAACGTAACAGGATCGAAATCGAACTCCTTCGACTTCGTAAGGATTTCTGTCTGCCGGGCAACTTCCATCTGACCATCGGAAACCCAAGAAATGATATCCTCAACAGAGATTTGGACTTCATCTTCATCGCCGAAAATCCTCTGTACCCGAGTAATGATATCAGTCAGTTGCATCTCGTTTCACCACGCCCTTGTCGTCCTCAATCGTGACGAGTTCACCATCACTATTTGTGAGGGTGTATGACGTCTTCGGATTTTTCAACAGATGCACAACTTGATCGTGCGCTTCTGCCATACTGTCCTTGAATGCTTCCTGCTGACTATCTCGGACGCCTTGATTATTTGCTTCGAGTCGTCCCTGGACGTCTGTTATCCAGGTGTCTGCGGCTATGATACGCTCTTTCACACGCTCATCAAGCGTCCAGCAAGAAAAGACAACTCTCGTTAGTCCATCAGGACAACGCTCGATTACTTTGTACGGCGGGTCATCCACAGAAAGATCAAACCGATTAGGATCAAGATAAACAACGTCCAAGTCAGGATCGTAATTTCTGATCCACTCCACAATTGCCAGAACATCACGCTCTACCACTACACCTGGAGCAATTGTTACCATCTTGCTCCACTCGGCTGGAGTTAAAGGAATAGTCATTGGCTTCCTTTCGTAAATAAGAAAGGGGAGTGCCGAAGCACTCCCCTTCCTGGCTCCTGACCCGCTCAGGAGATTTGTTAGACCTCGGTAACACCAGTATGGAGAACGTGCGCTCCACGCATAGAAGTTCCGAGTTCCCAATACTGCTTCATAAGACCCTGCCAAGCATCGTAATCGGCAATCCACTTAAGGACCGCACCATCATCGTCGGCAAAGTACCAAGCCTTACGACGATACTTCTTGATCTTGGACTCGTCCATGAAGAACATGTACGTGGGAGGCGCATCAACATCCTCAACCACAGGAATCTCAGTTCCGTAGTTGAAAGGAAGTCCCTGGAAACCACCAGGATACGACTTCGTATCTGTATAACGCCGCTGATTTGTCAGCAAAGCGAAATACGCACGACGAACTCCGAGAGAAGTGAAAATGACTGATGTCTTTCCACCTCGGGTACGAGCCGTATCACACGCCTTAATCATGTTCGTTTCCGAAAGGGCACCGTTAATAGCAACCGTATTTCCGGCCCACTTTGGCTCGATGGCGGGATCGAGGCCATAAACTGAACCTGTAGCCGCACACATCGGAACGAAACCAGTTGGCTCCAAACCACGGTTACCAGCACGATAGATACCCATCGTGGCCGTTGTTGCACCAGTGACACCTGAGAAAACAACTGTGTTAGTTGTCTTATCAACCGAGTTGATTGTCAGGCCAGTTCCTGTCGGTGCCGCAACACCGGTGGCAACTTCACGGATATCAACGATCATACCTGCTTCCAGGTTCTGAGCATTGACAACCGTATGAGTAGCACCCGTAGCCGTATCGTTAATCATCGCACGGACACCATTGTTGATGTTTCCGTAGGTGATGATGTTCTCATCCTTAACCAGATCGTTCTTCAATCCATCCATTTCCTCGTCCATCATATTACTGAACGCCTGGAAATTCGTGGATGCAAGTTCCATCGTCTGGCCCGAAATACGGAAGCGGCCATATCCGTACTTCAGTTTGACCTGCACGGCAGCGTAACCCTGCTGGCCAGGATTCGCCAACTGCGTTTCCTCATCTCGATATGAGATACCAGCATTACGCTTCACTCGAATTGGGAAAGTCACGTACTTCCCACCGACCGTATCCGTTACGCCTGCGCTGGAGGATTCGATTCGGCGAGTAGCAACAACTTCCTCGTTGGACTGATCGACAATACGGCCTTCGTAAATTTCCTTCAAAGCCGCATTGACCGTTGTCATGGTTGCGCCCATTGGCGTTTTCTCCTATTGACCCTGCGCCGCAGCATCTGCTAACATTTGCGCTACCAAATCCTGCGTCTGTTGACGTGTGAGTTTCGTAGGGTCAACTCCGTTTGTCGGAACGCTTCCGCCACCGCCCAAAACTGGGACAGGACGTTTCCCTGACATTCGGCTATTGATGGTATCCTGAACGAACTTTCCATACTGCTGTACGGCTTGTTCGCCATCCATACCCTTCATCATCTTGGACAATACCCAATCCTCGTCGAAATCACCATAACGTTCTTTCAACTGACCGAGATAATCGTCCAATTCACGATCTTCTAGATCGGCTTGTTGCTGTTGTTCGGTTTGCATGAATCGTTCGGCTAGAGACTCTAGAATGCCCTCCATCCGCGTGAACTTCTCCACGAAAGCCTGCGGAAGTTGCTCACCGAATTCATCAGTGTATTGCTGAACTTGCTGTTGTTGCTGCTGTTGATCTTCCTGACCTTGATTAACGAAGTTGCCCAAGAGTTCATAGACTCTTGCTGGGTCTTCGTTAATCATTTGCTGGAGCGCCATAGCGCCCTGAATTGACTCTATGTCGCCAAGATCCTTATAGGGAGCGTACTGCTGGTGAATCTGCTGGAAACGTCGAGTAACACCAGCATCCCAATCCTTAATGTATTTGGCGACAACGTTTCGATCGGCGTCTGGAATCTTGGAGAGAAATGGATTCGCTAGGCTATCCTGATTCTCAGGAGCAAGATCACTCCCATCAGAACCGATGCCAGGATCATTCCCGTCACCAAGATCAAGATTGAAATCTGACATTTTCGGTGCTTCCTACTGAGTTGGTTGTGGCTGTTGAGATTGCTGCGGCTGCTCTCCGGGTGCCCCCTGGTCTGGACTGTTCGGAGGCGCCTGATTCAGTATCGCCATCTGAGATTGCTGCCTCTGACGGTGCAACTGCAAGTGCTGAACATGAACCTGTTGGATTTGTGGATCCAGATTCTCAAAATCCTGCGTCTTCATGTAGTCTGTATGATACAGAACGTGAGCCTGGTCATCATCCCATTCGTTAATGGGCAACGGTTGTGGACCCATAGGTTGACCCGTCATAGGATCAACTTGCGGCTGACCAGTCATTGGATCCATTTGCTGCTGCATCATAAATTGCTGAGCAGATTCAGTCATCTGGTGATTTTCACGCTGAACCTGACGAGCATCCAACTGAGATTCTTCGTACAATCTCCCAGTTTCAACCATATCCATATACCGGAGCGCTTTGTCGGGAGTGATCCATCCCATCTTGCCCAACTCAGTGATAAATGCTTGCTTTGCAGCACGTGAACGCGGAGCGGCGGAACCTGATTCAACTCGGAGATTGGTGTTACCGTTGATATTCGCTTTGGAGTATTCCTTCGCCTCGTAGACACTGTTTTCTCCGAGTACGTTGATCTTTCGGCTGACGTCCCAATACTGAGCAACGTAACCGAGAATTTGCTGCCCTACCTTCTCTGTTGCTTCCTCAAGAGAAGCAGATGTGTGGGCAAACTTCGTGTCGTTTTCTTCCTGTAGATACGCAATGGCAGAAGCAGCCTCAACTCCCGGCGGAGTTCTGCCCTTCGTAATTTCGTAGGAAGCCGTTTGTTCGTCAATGTCCTGCTGTAGCCTGTTCAGTTCCTCAGCGATATATTCCGGCAGATTAGAAAGGGGGATCGGTGTGGGTGGATTAAACCCTGGCGTATACAAAATCACCAGCCCTGGTTCGGAAGTGATCTTGTTAACGTCCACCGACCCCTTAACAGCGAGAAGTTGCGGCTTAGCCATTTTGTTTTTGGCTTCGACAATTTGGGACCGTGTGCGGTTCAGTTCCCGCTGTAGGGGAATGAGATCCGTAATCGTCGATTCTCCGTAAAATCTCCCTGTAGGAAGGTGGTCAATTTTGGCGAATGGGAAATCAGTGACATCATAAGGCCACTGTTCAAAGAACGTTAAGATTTGATCCCCAGCCCACGATACAAGCGCCCCATTCTCAAAGTCTTTGCAAGGCTTAATCCATGCTTCCTTAACGTAGACTTGATCCGAAGTCGCTTGATTCTGTGCATTGACACCGAGTGCGGACAAGAACTGTTGTTCCAGAACACCAGAGCCTACAGAAGAATCGGCTGGGATTTCTTTACCAAACCTCCAATTGATCCACGCCTTATCCTTCGTCATAGCATGAATCAAGAACGGCTGATTCTCAATTTCTTCTTCCTGCATGAGCGGAGCCAAAATGTGGAACGCATTGACAGGCTCGACGCAAATTTTCCCAGGAACGCCAGAGGGGTCCATCTGTTCTTCGTCATAATACGTCTTCAAGAACGATGAACCACACAAGAGCGCCCAGAATACGCTACGCCGGATAAGACGGTTGAACTTCATTTCCGACATTTCGTATTCAGCGATCTGCTCGCCTGCACGCGCAGCAGCCACATCAGAATCCTCAGTGGAGGCTGGGATTACGTAGATTTGAGGCTGCTCTTTGGTAATTTTCGTCAACTCGAATCGGACCGACGGACGAATCTTGTTGACAACCAAACGCACACGCCATTTCGGCGCAGCAGGCTCGTACAGGCGAGTCATGGTGCCAGATGCCCCGGGTGCCCACGTTACATACTGGCGACCAAAGTAGAACGCCATGTTCATGTACCATTGGCGTTCGAACTGTGTCCTTGCCTTTCGGCAAGTATCAAACATCTTATTCAGTTTGGAAAGGAGTTCTTGTCTCTCTTTATCGGAAAGGGAATCAGCGCGGTTCTCATTCACGTTTTGAGCCATGAATTGAGAAGGATCAGCGCCCTCACCGCCCTGCATTCCACCCATGAGGGCGCTCATCATATCAGTCATCGCCGATTATCCCCAAGTCTCGATAATCCTGTGTCATATCTATCAAAACTTCACCATCACCGACCCAATTGATTTTCTCCAACTCTGATTCATCATCGTTGCGGAGAATTTCCCTCTCAGGTGAGTGAGAGTTTGGGCTGGGTTCCTGGCTGAGAATCTGATACGTCATCGGATCCCTGCTCATCAGTTTGTTCATCAACAGGGTTCGTTCGTTCGATGAGCGCGTCGAGATTTCGCTCCGTTCCTTCAAGAGAAACATGATGATCTTCAACATACCGATGGATTGTAGACACGTCAATGCCAAGAGTAGCAAGGTTACCCATTGCTGATTCGGCTTCCTCGATTCTTGCATGAGCGTCTCTGACTTTCTGTTCGAGTTCCTGTCGTTTAGCGGGCGTAAGAAATCCTGCTTCTGTAGCCATCTGCCCGAAACAAATCGAGCAGTAATACACACGGCCATAGAAGTCTTCTATGATTCCTACATCGAGCCACCATTCTCTACCTTCTGAAAGTGAGCCTGCTCCACACATTCTGCATTGCGCGGGTGAGGCTACAGGCTCACTAACAATTCGAATCAACATGCTGCTTCCTTTGTTTGAGTTACTTCTTCTCAGGCTTCCGATCAAGTTCATCGAGTTCGGCCTGATTACGAGCGGGGCCACCAATAGTAGCACCACGCTTTGCGGCTTCTTCGGCATCCTTTTCCGCCTGCTTAGCAGCCTTCTGTTCATCTTCTGTCAGCGGGCGAACAGGGGAAGGATTCTTGGCGGTCAGGACATAAACACCAACAGGAAGCGCACCGCCAGTATTCGCATACGAAACTGCACCGCCCGATCCCTGAACGTAAATCCCCGTCACAGAATCACCGGTAACAGAAGCAACTTCTTCACCATCCATGAAGACCTTTACTTCTGTTTGCACCACTACAACAGTAGCCTTTTCATCCTTCTGAGCGGGCTGCTCAGGTGCCTTCGTTGTGGTTTCGGCCATTACCATTCTCCTCCCAATTGGGAATCTACCATTTCCGTGTAATCACGGTCTAGGGGCTGCTGGACGAGTGACCAGTCGATCATCCCCCCGTCAGATGCAGATGCTGTCGGAGCATGAATAATATTGCCAATGTTGGGTGAATCCGTACCATCAAACTGTGGATTACTTGCAACAATGTAGCGCAACGCATCACAAGCATGGTCGTTCTTCTTGTGCGGTTCCTCTTTTACATTCCGCTCGGATTGCATCTTTTTAGAAGACCAGGTTGCCCACCTGTAACGGGCCAGTTCTTTCAGCAGATTCTCGCAGTTGGCCGTTACGAAAAGTTGTTTCTTTTCGAAGAGGGATGCAACAGCATTGATACCTGCTCGGACGTCATTGTTTCCAAGGACGATGGGAACTCCGGCTTCGACGTACTCGATGTGGACGGAGGTTGCTGTAATAGGGTCGGTATTGCGGATTGACGGATCACCAACCATAAAATTAGGTTCGATTCCGTATAGCCGGTTCTTGGCCTTAACAACTTCCGCATGGTACGCCACAATTTGACCGGATTCATAGTGTTCATCGAAGATTATGATCTTTCCGTCGGGACTCAACGCTGCCCAAAGCCATGCTGTTGGGTTGTTGAAGCCATGATCCATTCCGCAGACGAATTGCCACTTGTCCTTAATCAATTTCCATCGGGATGAATGCAAAACCGATGGAATAATGTTATCCGGACCAAATTTCTTATAGATCAAGCCCCCCATCTGGACAAATTTGCCCTGACGACGTGCTGCCTTCTCGTCGTCATCCATTGTAGCAAGTAACTGGTCGATTTCAACCATTGAAAGATAAATGTTGTCGTCCATTCCTGCTTCGACAACGAAGAAGTTAGGATTTGTACGCGCCGCAATGTAAATATCGTCGTAAACCCACGTCATTCCCTCAACAGGTGTCATAGAACACCACCAAGAGCCACCTACGTCCACTAGACGTGCCATATTCTCGTTGAAAATTGGCTTCGGAGGTTCTTCATCGAAGTGAACGAAGTGTCTTGACGTACCAGCGAACTTTTCCAAGTCCATTTCGTACGACATTAGTTCTACGAACGACCCATTTGCAAGCGTCAGCGTTCTCAAACCCCGGTTATAGGAACTTTCCCATGACTGATCTATTAATTCTGATGGTGGAATCCATCTAGCCAACTCAGGAAGGATGATTTTCTCTACGCCTTGGAGAATATCGACAGCAACAATTCGGCCTCGAATAGGCGTTGGTGGTGTAGGTCGATATGGATGCTTTCCGGTAAGCCAAAGTACGTCCTCAGCCACTCCTGCCACAGTTTTTCCCGATCGGTTGCCTCCAATAAACAATCTTCCCTTGGCAACTGAACCATGGAATCTCTCCTGGTGATCCATTGGCTTATAGCCATAGATCGTTGGCTTAACGGCTGTTCGACGTAAACCATCAATAAAATGCTCCAACATTAGTTGTGGAGTCATCTTTTGTTCTGTTTTACGTGGCACGATGCTTCCAATTCATAAAAAATGGCATTTCTTGTTCAGTTTCACCAGTTAATCCGCACGTCAACTTAAATGCGGCAGCATCATCGACTTGATCTAGATCACAATCCCCTAAGACGCCAGGACAAGCCCCTGTGCCGGAAAATTGCCAGGCATCCCAGGGAATTCCAGCAGCATGTTTGTTCCGGGCATCTGATTCAGATGAATAGGCAGCAAATACACGCGCTCGTTGTCCATTATAAATAGAAGAGGATCGCCAAAGCGTACCACCCGCCACGTAGCCCCCGGTATAAACTGCAACAGGCAATTTTGTGGCAACCTCGACCGTTTGACACCATAATAGTGTAAGTTGCTCTGAAATGCCTTCTGTCTCTGCATCACACATGACTCCTTCCCCCGATAACAACCGACCTACAGCAGAAACGAAATTCCGTGCTTGTTGATCCCAAGGAGTATTCGTAGCCTGATTCGGACTGTGCGGGGTCGTTGGGTAGCCATATGCTAATCTATAGCGAAAACCGAGTGTGCCCGCAGGAGCATCGGCGGGAATACTCAAACGAGCACACTCGGATCTATTGTAGGCGAATGATGGATCTACTGAATCACCCTTGATCGTTTGGTAGGCGACCCACCAAACGCCTGCGTT